TCTTTTGTTTGTCATGATGATAGTGTTTTAGTTTATATTAAGTTTATGTTGTATCTTCCGTTTGTACATACTCTAGGTAAAAAGTGTTCATCCTTTTTCATTAGTCCCCCTACATCGTGCATTAGAGTTTGTGTAATTATTGTATCTGCATTGCCTAGTTCTTCCATGTATTGTATATAGTCTACAAAGTCGTTTAAATACTCTTTGTTGTCTAGTACCGCACTAATCATATCAAATCTGTAATTTGTACTATTCCAAAATTTAGGCATATACTTTTGAAAAGCTTTTGTAATAATATCTAGCTTTTCTGTGTTTTTTAATGAATGAGCTGTGATTTTTTTACTTGTCATATCTAGTGTGTTTTAGTTGTTTTTAGTTTTGCAAAGTTAATACTATTTGTATTGATATTTGTAATGTTTTACGTTTTATTTTTAAAAGTTATTAACAAAGTTATGAACAATTATCTATAATTTTGTTTTATCTTTCTAAATCTTTCCCATGTAGATGATTGTAATAATACAGGGGAGATACCAATTTTGTCTGCGGTATATTTGTAGCAATCCTGAAAAAATTTGTATTGCTTGCCTGTCATTCCTGCGTAGTCCTCTTCCTTTATCCATTTAGATAAGGCGATACTTAAAGCGTGCCTATCTATTGTAACTTCTTTATTTTTGTGAGGGTGTCTTATATTTGTATAAAAAGATATTATCTTTCTGCCATTTAGTATTGTTTTGATACAT